TGGGCTTTGGTCCGCGCTGGTCTTCCCGAGTCTGTCTGCTTCTTAAATGGTGCGACCTTCGAGAACAGGCACATGCCGAGGTATCGGTCATGTATAACCTGCTCTCTCCGGGCGACCAGAGAAGAAGCGCGGCAAGTGTACCCGCCGTCCTCCGCCACCTGATCACGCACTTGGGGAACTCCCCACGATGCGTTCCGGTAAAGCTTCGGTTGACGAGGTACACTCACCAACAGATTCGGGAAGAGGCCCGCCGCTCTCGCCTGGCTCTTCGCTGCCAGCGCCTCGCATATGTCAAGAGACGGCCCGCGACTGATAAGAATCGCGAGTCGTCTGCGAACGCTGGTAGACACAGCAAGACCCCGACCCGTGTACCCGAGGCCTCCGAACTCCACAGGGAGTCGGAGCCTCGGGTCCTTGCCAATCCACGGGAACAAGGTTCGCATGACCCTCTCCTGCCGCTTCAGGTACAACCTATGTGTGCGGTTCTCTGCACACACAGGAGCCTTAATACCTGGAGGTGGGACAGGAGGTGGTACGAAGAGATCAGTGTGGAACCCTCCTGCTTGCTTTGCCACCGCACGTCCGTAGATCTCACACATAGTCCAACGACTATCGGAGACGAACGTCTTGCGGAGGTTCAGCGAGGCGCCTACAGCAACTGCACGATCACCGTACTCATCACGCCCGATAAGGGCAGACGTCATGAGGGGACGGTCGATCGCCTCGAAGATGTGCTTGATCGGGGCGCTAAACCCGACCGAGTCATCTCCGTGTGTAAGCGCGGGACTGAGTGGCTCACAAAGCCACTCAGATACCCAGGAGAGAACCACGAACGAGAGCGGCGTGCCCATCGGGCTTCCGCGTTCTGCGCTTACCGCACACTTGTCAAGCTGTGGGAAGTCCCACATGGTGCGGAAGCGACCTACTCCAAGGCTTCTCTTTGCCATATCCGCGTTGGAAGAGCGGATAGCGCCGGCATCGATAAGCCCGTCGACGACTGCCTCTACGGCCGCAAGGGCGAGGCCATCCGTGGCCCTGGACAAGTCCAGAGACACGAATTTGCCTTCCTTGCCAAGTGGCCGCAGCAGAGAACGAGGCCATCGAGAGGGCTGCTTAGGCAGGTACCAGTGGTGGGCTGCGAGCATATCGCAGTTGACCCGAACCCAGGTACCTTCGATAAAGGTCTGTGCGTCGGGCACCCCGACGACACGGACCTTCAGCCCCTTCAATCGCAACGCTTCGGCTCTAGTTCGCGCTGTCTTGCTGAGTTTCCAATTCAGCCAGCGAAGACGAATAAAGCCGAGGCAGCGCTGCGCCTCATCCTCTGTCTGTCTCGCGTTCAATTTCCGATGATTGATAAAGAACTCGAAGGCAGTCCTGAAACAGTACTGCCCGAGAGTATCGGAAATGAGGTGCGCGTAATCGTCGTAAGCCAGAATCTTATTCTCTGGCTCCTCCATGATTCGGGTTGCCTCGGTGGACACCGAGCCGAATACGAAGGAACCAGCTGGTATGCGGCGACGAAGCGTGACCTTACTTGCCAGAGACAGAAGGTAGCCGTCGACCCCGCCGCGAGTGGAGGGCCACTCGTAGCAGGAGGAGGAAGAACGCGGGAGAGAGGTCTGGACGAGAGATCTTGGGCCACGAGTGTGTACTCGTGTCTTGACAAATGCCCGGAGATCGTCCAGCACCTCGCCCGATGTGGGATACGTGTCGCTAAGCATCTCGTGTGCTTCTTTGAGAGCAGTCTCAACCATCCTGGCAGATGGTTTAGGAAGACCCTTCGAAAGACGCGAGAATGCGAATCCGTCGCGAGACTCCTTGTGTGCCAATCGAACAAATGCAGTTTGAACACGGCGATCAATCGCCGCCTCATAGTGCACCATCGATCGCAAGGAGGACTCCCGGACGGTGTGCGCAAGCTTCTTCAGTTCCGTAGCCTGCCAAACCCAACCCTTGGGCAAGGTAGACAGGAACCACTTTCGAAGAAGATGCGCACAACGACGCGTGTCCCAGCCAGCGTGGACCAAAGCAGCCCAACACGCTGTCCATACGTGTTGGGTTGGAGACGTGACGCCTCCACGGTGCCGGGCAGTCGCAGCCCTCTTACGAGGGGTACGACTGTCCTGCTCCGCAGGAAGGCTCTTTACAAGCGATGATACGCGCTTGTAGGTGTTCCGTTCCATGCGGG